CTACGCCAAGTTACATTTTGGTGTTCCGATACTCAGGCGGGACTCAGAAGCCTACAAGCTCAAGTACGACCGCATTGTCAAACCGCTTAGTTACGAGGTGAAGCGCGAGCTAATGGTTGAGCCAATGGAGTTCCCAGTCAGTTCAGCGTTCAACAAGAAGCAAATGGTTGAGTGGCTAGACGCGGTTAAATACTGGCTTGAGTCAGAGGGTATCGTCCTGACCAACACCGAAGAGATGTTCGGGTGAAGAAGTGCAAAGTCTGCAAGGAGCCATTTGAACCCCGGCGACCACTTCAGAAGGTGTGCAGCCTAACCTGCTCGATTGATCTGGTTAAGCAAGAGAAGGTCAAGAAGGTCAAGGATGAGACCCGGGAGATGAAGAAGCTGGCCCGGGACAAGGACAAACCCTACTGGACCAAAAAGGCCCAAGAGGTGTTCAACCAGTGGATTCGCGTCCGTGATGACAAGCAGCCCTGCATATCCTGCGGGAATTGGGGTTACTGCCAGTGGCACGCCGGGCATTATAAGTCAGTCGGATCAACTAGGGGTGACGCAATAGACGGGGTTCAGCTAAGATTCCACGAAGACAACGTACACAAACAATGCGCTCAGTGTAATAACTTTAAATCTGGTAACATCGGGGAGTACAGACCCAGACTGCAATACAGGATAGGGCTGGAACGACTAGAACGGTTGGATGGGCCTCACCATCCAGTGAAGTACACCATTGACGACCTCAAAGGGATCGTCAAGAAGTACAGAGCGAAAATCAAAGAGAGTGAACAACATGAAAGCAATACCGAAAGCAGAGAAACAACAGAAGATTACTGAAGTCCTCAGCAACATGAGAAACGGCAAAAGCCTGAGACAGTCAGCGATTAAAGCAAATATTGCCAAACAAACCTTTTTGGATTGGGTTGATAAAGATCCCGAATTATCCGGCCAATACGCGCAGGCGAGAGCAGATATGATTGATTGCTTGGCTGATGAAATCATAGAAATTGCAGATGAAGAGTTGATTCCGACCGGAGATGGCAAGATTGACTCTGCGATGGTGCAGAAACAGAAGTTGCGAATGGAGGGCCGAAAGTGGAGTCTCAGTAAGATGGCACCCAAGAAGTACGGCGACAAGCTTGAGTTAAGCGGTGACGAGCAGGCTCCCGTTTCAATTGAAAGGATTGAGCGTGTCATCGTCAAATAAGACCTTGCAGATACAGACGCCCCGGTGGGCTTTGCCTTTGTTTGAACCCTGCCGGTACAAGGCCGCGTTTGGCGGTCGAGGCTCTGGCAAGTCGCATATGTTCGCTGAGATGATGATCGAAGAACACATCATTAACCCGAATCAGTCATCGGTCTGTGTTCGCGAGATCCAAAAATCCCTGAACCAGTCCGTTAAACGACTGCTTGAACTCAAGATCGAAGAGCTTAACGTTGGCGAATTCTTTGAGATACAAGACGCAGTGATCAAGTCAACGCGCGGAAACGGGCGAATCATCTTCCAAGGTATGCAAAATCACACCGCAGACTCCATAAAATCGCTTGAGGGCTACGACCGGGCTTGGGTCGAAGAAGCGCAAAGCCTCAGCCAGCAGTCCCTAGATCTGCTCAGGCCGACGATACGAAAGCCCGGGTCAGAACTCTGGTTCACTTGGAACCCCAGAAACGAAACGGACCCGGTCAACTGGCTGCTGCGTGGTGACAATCCGCCGCCTCAATCTGTCGTTATTGAGGTCAACTTTCAAGACAACCCTTGGTTCCCCGATGTCCTGAAGGACGAGATGGAATACGACATGCGCCGTGATCCTGACAAGTTCCAGCATGTCTGGAAGGGTGCCTACTTGCAAAACAGCCAGAGCCGGGTTTTCAGGAACTGGTCTATCGAGGAATTTGAGTCAGAGCCAGATGCCATCTTTAGATTCGGAGCGGACTGGGGGTTCGCAGTTGACCCAACCGTACTGGTGAGGTGTCACATCGTCGGCAGGAAGCTCTACGTTGATTATGAGGCGTACATGGTGGGGTGTGAGATCACTGACACGCCTGACCTGTTTATGACCATACCTGAATCAGAGAAGTGGCCTATCATCGCTGACTCGGCGCGGCCAGAGACAATCAGCCACATGCGGAGGAGCGGGTTTCCCAAGATCATGGGAGCCGTCAAGGGTCCGAAGTCGGTCGAAGAGGGCATCGAGTGGCTGAAGTCTTAC